GAGGCGGTGCCACTAACGGTAGTGGTTTAGGTGTAAATGGTGGTGGAAATGGCGCTACTTCAACAGGTTCTGCAGGTTCAGGCGCTGCTAATCGGGGTGGAGGCGGAGGAGGCACAAGTGCTTCTAATGGTGGGGGAACCTCTTCAGCATCTAATTTTAGCGCAGCAACTCGTACTGGAGCACAAGGCGGTTCTGGTGTTGTAGTAGTTCGGTATACTCGTTCGCAGGTAGGTGGATGATGTCACACTGGGCAGAAATTGATAAAAACAATATTGTTTTAAGAGTAACAGTTGGTTCTAATGAAGACCCTGATGAAGGCTATCAATGGTTAATTGACAACCTTGGTGGTACTTGGGTTAAAACTTCTTACAATACGTTAGGTGGAGTTCATAAACTAGGTGGAACACCATTACGTAAAAATTATGCTGGTATTGGGTTTACATATGACGCTACTCGTGACGCATTTATCCCACCAAAGCCAGAAGGTAATTGGGCGCTTAATGAAGAGACCTGCCTGTGGGAAGAAGTTAAATGAGTCGCGCGTATACCCCTGGTGGCAGATTTACATCTGACTTTGAGCGCGGATCTATCTCTACAGGTATTACTAACGACCTTACTAATCCAGTGGGTACACACGCCCAATGGTGGCTATATGACTCAGTAAATACCGCCGTAGACCCTATCTATGATGTGGGCGACTCTTACTACAACGGCTCAGGCGGCAAGATGTGGACTGGCCCTTACCAGATCCAGATTATCCGCTCAATCATCAAGCAGGGCGATACCAAGATTAGCCAGCAGGGTTTCTATAACGCTGACTATCTCCACCTAACCATTAACGCGCTAGATATTGAGAAGATAGCGCCAGGAACTATGGCTAACCCAGACTCCCGCGACCGCGACCGTATTGTCTGGAAAGGCGAAGTATTCCGCCCCTATAAGTCCCAACAAGAAGGTATTATTAGTGAGGACTTCATCCTTCTAACGGTTGACCTCGTTCAGGTTCAACCAGAAGAAATGCAGAACGACGTTCAATTTTCTCAGTACGCTAACTAAGGAGCCACATGGCACTCACACACTCGGTTGTTACTCTTAACGCCTCAACCGCAACCCTACTTAACAATGACCCTGCGGTTACTGTTGGCCCAGAAGTTCGTAACACCTGGCAGTATGGAAGCATCTCTATTCAGAACACAGACGCATCTATTGTTGTCTATGTAGGCGCATCTAACGTTACTTCTACCTCTTATGGCGTAGCACTTGTCGCTGGCGCTTCAATTACCCTTGACAGCCTCAGCCCAGAAGAAAAAATCTATGCAATTGCAGCATCTGGCAGCCCTAAGGTTGCAGTATTGATGGTTACAACTGCATGAGCATCCGTTTGACTAAAAAGGGTGAGGCTATCTCTATCAAGTCCTCATCTAAGAAGTCAACCAAGATTGTTATTAAGAAGCCATAATGCCATTTAAGAGCCGTGCCCAGGAGAAGTGGATGTATGCCACTCACCCTAAGATGGCGCGCCAATGGCAGAAAGAAACACCAAAAGGAAAACTACCCGAGAAGGTAAAGGATAAAAAAGATGGCAAATAAAGAACAAAAAGGAAACGCCAACCAGAAGAAAGAGCCAAAGATGACTCTTAAAGAGAAGCGCGCCGCAAAGCAAGCAAAGAAGGATAAATAATGGCTAAGGCAAAACTAGGTTCAGGAGCACGTTTTAAGGCTGTAGAGAAGGCTGCCGCTAAGAGCGGTGCCACAGATCCAGCCGCAGTTGCCGCTGCAGTAGGCCGTAAAAAGTATGGTCAGAAGAAGATGACCAAGCTTGCTGTTAAAGGTAAGAAAGACGAGAAGAAGTAATGGCTAAAGAAAAACCTCTTTGGGATAAGAAAGACCCAGACGGTGGTAAGCATAGTAAACTAAGTAAGAGCCAGAAGGCCTCAGCCCGTGCTAAAGCCAAAGCCGCTGGTCGCCCATACCCAAATGCGGTTGACAACATCGCAGCCGCCCGTAAGAAAAAAGGTAAGTAATATGTGCATGACTTGTGGATGCAAGAAGAAAAAGGGTGAAGCCGGATACGGCAAGGGAAAGAGCATGTCCCCTAAGCAGAAGAAGATTGCTTCAGCTGCTGCCCCAAAAGATAAGATCACCGGAGCTGACTTCAAGGCTCTTAAGAAGAAGGGTAAGTAAATGTGCGCTAAGTGTGGCTGTGGATGTAAGGCTGGCAAGCCAGCAGCAGGTTGCAAGTGCACCTGTGCTACCTGTAAGTCAGCACGTATGAAGGCTGATAAGAAGTCTGACGCTAAAATTGAAAAGGGTATGAACCCTAAGCAGAAGGCGGCTTTTGAGAAGGCTGATAAGAAGATGGATAAGAAGAACCCATCTGCTAAAGACGATATGAAGATGGACAAGGCTTTGGCCAAGAAGGTCAAAAAGAAGTAAGCACTTAGCGCCCGCAAGGGCGCTTTTTGCTTTACCCTTATAGTAATCCCGTGCGGGATTAATGCTTCACCTCTGCGATGTACTTTGCTGCTCCCCTAGGAGATTACTTATGGCTGACAAAGATAAGGTCGATAAGCCTTCGGACATTGAGTTCGCCAAGGCTATTACCCAACATATTCCAGAACCTAACTGGCATGTCGCAGATGTCGTAAGTGCAGCATACATCGGATATAAGGTGACTCAGCGTGCTAATAAGCGCAAGTAGCATTGAATCTATCTCTCGTAAAGCGGTAGATGAGCTTTTGCCTCCCCTTACTGAGCAGCTACGTCTTCTAGCATCAACCTCACAGTGGCCTAAGCACATCATTAATAGCCTTAGCGTTGAGTGCGATAGAGACTTTAACCTTTTTGTTCATTACCCAGAAGAACTCACTACAGAGGTAGAAGACCTTGAGTATGGCGGCCCTGGCCAAATGCCTAACGCAGCTATCCGTCCATTTATCTCTCGCTCAGAGGGTGTTATAGCCACAGTTCTTTCTGAGAAGACAATCAATAACCTCTTTCCAGAGATGGGGATAATGTGACAACCACCTACCCATTTGTACTTGCTGAAGACTCCGCGTTAAAAACTCACCTTAACGGCATCACCGTCTCAGACGATAAGAGCAATAGCCGACCTGTAAAGGTATGGTACGGCTTCCCTGACGTTGAAGTCAGAGATCAGTCATTCCCGTACATCACTATTGATTTGATCGATATCTTGCCTGCTAACGAGCGCCAGACATATGGATTTATTACAGACACAGATAACTTGGGAACAGTTACCCCTGATCCAAACTACGTCTATACAAATCAGATCCCTGTGGCTTACGACCTTATTTATCAGATCACTTCGTTCTCACGCCACCCGCGCCATGATAGATCAATCATCTATCAGCTAATGACTAAGTTTCCATCAAAGTACAGCCGCCTAAAAGTGTATACGCCAGATGGTACTGGCTTCACAATTAGGTCTATGTTCGTTGATGGATTTGTAAAGAGAGACACAGTTGAAGGCGAAACCGGAAACCGCCGTCTCTTAAGAAACGTCTACACGGTACGAGTTGTAAGTCAGATGACCCCAGATGTAGCTAATGCTGTGGCCACAAAGCTCGTATCTACTGTACAAGTCAACAACACTACTTCGTCTATCCCGTCCGGTCTAACACCTGTCCCACCAATCGTAATTCATTCTTAATTAATAAGGAGACACTCTAATGACAACATATGCACGTCCCGGGGTATACGTTCAAGAGACGTTGAACCCAATTCAGCCAATTGCTGGAGCATCTGCTAACACAGTAGCTGCTCTTATTGGTGCTGCTGACCGCGGCCCAACTACACCTACGCTAGTAACCTCTTGGAGCCAATACGTAAATCTATTTGGTTCTTGGAATACTAACGCATCTAATGCCCTCCCACTCGGTGCTTATATGTACTTTGCTAACGGTGGAAACCAGGCTTATATCCTTCGTGTTCCAGGCGCTACTGCAGCCGCTGCTACACGCTCATTTAATGATACTGCTGGAACTCCTCAGCCAACACTTCGCCTAAACGCAAAAAACGTTGGTTCATGGGGTAACACACTTAACGTATCTATTACCGCCTCAACTGTTACAGGTTACTTCAATATTATTGTGTACCTTGGTGGAAACACCGCTGGATACATTGTTGAGCAGTGGACAGACGTAACAATGAACTCTGCAGATAGCCGTTATGCAGTTACTGTTATCAACAATAACTCAACATACTTGACAGCTACTGACCTTGCTTCAACCACAACTGCTCCAGCCAACAACCCAGCTATTGTATCTAATCAGTCACTCAGCACTGGTTCAGATGGCTCAGCCGTAAGTGGGTCAACAATTGTTTCTTATGCGTTTGGTAGCCCAAGCCCATTTGACACAATTACCCAGTCTTTGCTTATTAACATCCCAAGCTACACAGACGCTACAACAGTTAACGCCGCTATCTCATACGCAGCTACAACTCGTACAGATGGCTTTGTTGTTGTTGACGGTATCAATGACACCGCAGCTAACCAGTTAACCTTGGCAGCTAGCTACACAGCAACCTCACAGGCCGCTGTTTACTACCCACAGGTAACAATTGCTGATCCAACTGTATCTGTAGGAGCGCCTTCAGGTGCAACCAAGACTATCGGAGCTGGAGCTGCTGTTGCAGGTCTCTATGCTCTAACTGATGCAAGCCGAGGAGTCTTTAAGGCTCCAGCTGGTCTTCAGTCACGTCTTGCAGCAGTGGTCTCTGTACCTGCTCTAAGCAATGCAGATCTTGACTCTCTTAACTCATCCGCGGCTCCAGTTAACGCTATCCGCTACATCCCAGGTTCTGGAATCGTAGTATTTGGCGCCCGCACATTGAAGCCAGGATATGTAGACAAGTATGTACCAGTACGTCGTAGCCTTATCTACATTGAGAAGAGCTTGACTGATCTCACACGCTTTGCAATCTTTGAGCCAAATGACTACCGTCTCTGGGCTCGTTTGAATGCGGCATGCAGCACATTCTTAACAACCTTCTGGTCACAGGGCGGTCTCGCAGGAGCTTCTCCAGCATCAGCGTATTTTGTTAAGTGTGACAGCACTAACAACCCACAGTCATCTATTGATAATGGGTATGTAAATATTCAGGTTGGTGTTGCGTTGCAGCGCCCAGCTGAATTTGTAGTTATCAATATTGGCCAATACAACGGCGGCACCACCGTCACAATCGCGTAAGGAGATAGACCATGGCTAATCTAAGCACGTTCAACTCAACACTTGCCACAGATCCGCTACGCTCGTTTCGGTTCCGTGCAACCTTCTCTGCAGCAGCTGATGCAGTGTTTGATGACAGAATCAAGACAGGAACTACAGGCGGATGGACCGGTGGTTTCACAAACATCAGCGGTCTTCAGACCAACGTTCAGAGCATTCAGTACCGTGAAGGTGGCTACAACACCACTGTTCACCAGATGCCTGGCATGACAACTTTCACACCAGTAACCTTTACTCGTGGAGTTATTGTTGGAAATGACCAAGCAATTACATGGATGCGCGGACTCTTCTCAGCTGCTTCTAATTTGGGCCTAAATAACCCATCAGTAACCAACAAGGGTTTCCGTTTGAACATCAATATCTACGTAAATCAGCACCCAACAACCGATGATCTATCTACCTCAAACGACGCTGATCAGATGGTATTTAGACTGCATAACGCCTGGATCACAGGCCTAAGTTATACAGATCTAGATGCTACAAACGGAGCAATCTTGTTTGAGACAATGCAGGTAGTCCATGAGGGTATCTCAGTCGGATTCACTGACGCTACAGGTGCAAATGTTAAAGGTTACGGGGCTTCCCCAGTAGCAATCGATTCGTTCTAAAATAAACTAAGGAGAATAATTCGTGTCACAAGTAATTACCGATGCAGAACTCGTAAACAAGTTTGCTCAGCAGGCAATGGAGGAGCCGGAACAGGTCATTGAGACCAAGGCTCCTCCAGGACCTGAGGTAGAACTGCCTGGAGGCTTTATTGATAAAGGCGCTCTAGTAACTACCGTAGAAGTGCGTGAGCTAAACGGATTAGATGAAGAAGCAATTGCTAAAGCATCTAATACTGGTAAGGCCCTTAACGTCCTTCTACAACGTGGTCTGGTAAAGATCGGATCACGGCCAACAACTCAAGAGGACCTAGACCTCTTTCTTTCTGGTGATAGGGACGCAGTTCTAATCGGTATCCGTAGAATTACCTTTGGTGAGACCCTAGATGTGACGGCATCTTGCCCTAACTGTGGTGTCAAACAAGCGGTATCAATTGACCTAAAAGACGATATCCCAGTAACAACTTTAAAGGACCCTGTTGCAGATAGAACTTGGCAGATAAAGCTTAAGAAGAACGTTGTAACTGTGTCCCTGCCTACAGGTATTACGCAGCGACGTTTGATGGAAAACTCAGATAAAACATCTGCAGAGCTAAGCACGATCCTGCTATCTGGATGTGTTCAGACAGTTAATGGCGCACCTTCACTAGGCGCCAGCACTGTTCTTAATCTAGGTATAGCGGACCGTGCTCAGATTGTAGAAGAGATTATGGCTCGCACCCCAGGCCCACGCCTTGGGGAGGTGAGCAAGGTCTGTAAGGCATGTGGTGAAGGTATTCCTCTACCACTTAGTCTTGTAGATTTGTTTCGCCTATAACGAGAAAGATTACGAAAACTTGTTAGATCAGTATGAGGTACTAACCCGCACCTTTACTGGCTGGACACTAGCGGATATAAAGAACATGTCCGCTAGAGAACGACTTAACTGGATAGAAAGATCAAAGAGAGGTAGGAGAGTCTGATGGACATTAAATCGTTCTTCGGTTTAAATGGTAACTCGTTTACCAACATCAAGAACAGCCTTCTTGATCTAGCTAACGTCCTTGAAAACCAAATCATCCCTAAGATCCAGCGCGTAGAAAAAAGCGTTAGTAACATTGCAAAAGATGCTGCAAAGATCAATGGCGGAGTTGGTACTGGTAACAAAACAGCCGATAGCGGGGCCCCAACATCTAAAGCAGCTGGTGATGGTGGTGATGGTGGTGCGGGCGGTACTGGTGGTTGGGGCGGCAATAGGGTAGCTGATAACGGCTCCTTTGCTGCAAAGGCCGTAGGTGCCGGAATGTACGGTATGAACATTCTGCAGAACGCAATGCCTGGGGTGCCTACGGCTGTTCAGCAAGACTTTCTAACTAACCGTGCCGCCTTTTACGGAGTTGCTGGTTTTGGCGGGTCCTTATCTGGCCGTACCGATCAGATTAATGCGCTTCAGCGTCAGATGGCCTCTAAAGGCACAATGCTTAATAGCATGGACGCTCTTAATGGAATTATGGCTGCGCAAAACAGTGGGCTAGGCGGAGCGGCTAACTTCAATACTGGTGTTATTGGTGGAATTAATACCCTATCTAACTTGATGCCTGGACT